AGCGCACGCCTGCTTGGAAGAACTCCAACTTCTGGTTGCATCTCCCACATCCCTTTGCTAGAGGGACGAAGATGGAGCAGCCAACAAGAGAGTTACTGGTGCAGTTTGATCTTNTGAGAGGAGTTGCGATTGTTGAATCTCATAAACCACGTCATTTGACATGGTGTTCAACAANTCGCACCACCACTCCAGATCAGCCTTCACGTTAGGGCGAGCCGGACGAATAATCTCGAGAACGGGAATATTCGGGACACTAGTGTCCTTCTCCATCAGACTAGAACCCTGATCAGGGTTCAACAAGTCTGATCGAGCTCGGCTCAACTCAAGTACTCCCTTCACAGAAAAGTAGAGTGAAACCCAGTAAGCTGGGCTGAAAATCAGAAGAGGGATCGAAAGGATCCCTCCCAGAGTACTCCCGAATAACGGGTAGCGCCACCACTGAGTGATGAACACTACCAATTGAACGAGAGACCGCCGATGTTCCGATGTCACGCTATTGGAGAACTCCCAAATCTCCTTAGCTTTTACTGTCTCTAAAAAGACGGTAATGATATCGGTACGACCTAGGAAAGCACGAAACCACTCATCCACCATTACTGGCGGACGGAGGACACCACTTTCCTGGAGCCGGCTGAGTATAAATACTCTGGCAATCACAGCTGCTCCTACGTTGGCTTCTTTGATCGCCGTAAAAGGCTTTCGAAGAAGATCAACAGAAAGAGCCGCTGTGACCTTCATCAACTGATTGGGGAATAGGATGAAACCTAAGTCGAGTATGTGGCTCCACAAATCCAGGAATCCCTCCGGTCGTCGAACTGCTGTAACCAGCAATCGAGGCGACATTGGAGAAAGATCCCCGTAATGTGAGGACACGACTCGCTTCGCAAACTCGATTATCCCATTATTAGAGGAAATAGATTTCCCCATATTAATAGGAACACCGAGATAGCGTATGATCGAGAGGTATTCTCGGGCCACATCCTCCCGGAGAATGACAATGTCATCTCCGAGAAGCGCGTACAGAGGGTACCAACCCTTCCATCCTGCGCGTATAGCCGCTAATTGAACCACTACGTGGTGAGTTAACGCTAACATTGCCCAGGAAGATAAGGCTCCTATCGGTTGTCCAACAGCATATTTAATGCTGCCGGCTTTTGGATGCGTATATGCGCGGTTAACCAAAAGGTTACGCCACGCTTTAGCAACCAATCGCCCAACCAATAGGCTCAGGATCTGCTCCTGAAGAGCAACTGGCAATCTGTCAGTCGCATTCGACAGGTCGAAGCTATACGAAGGCATCCCCAGGCGTGCATGAGCCAGAAGGTCCTGTAAAGGACGTATCTGGTCAAATGTACCATCCTGAGGGATCAGACGAAGGATTGCGAAGATATATACGTGTAGCTTCTTCAAGACCCACTGGGTCCAGAAGTCAACTACACCTACAATTCGACGTTTTCCTCCGCCATCTTTCTGTAGGACGGATAACCGTCCTAACGGAAAGCGTATTCCTTGA